GATACAAGAGCTGCATACGGTATGCACGGTAGAGAGATGATGGGTTGGCTAACACATCTTCAACATATTCGTGAGAAGAATGTAATTTTTGTTGGTATTTTAGATGAACGAGTTGATGATTATAATAGGAAGATTTACGAGTTACAAATCGAAGGGTCAAAAACGGCTCGTGAATTACCAGGAATTGTAGATGAAGTTATTACTATGGCTGTTTTGACAGGTGATGAAAGCACAGGTCCGTACAGGTCTTTCATCTGCACAACGCTTAACCAATGGGGTTATCCTGCAAAAGATAGGTCAGGTAGACTTGATGAACAAGAGGAACCGCATTTGGGTAAGTTGTTAGCTAAAATGAGTGGTGGAATTACCCAAGCAGAAAGACCACTTAACTTTGTAGACCCAAAAAGTCAAAAAACTGAAGAAGGAGTAATTAAAGATGCTTGATTTAAATAATGTGCCAGAGGACAACAACAGTGGGGATTTTGAATTAATTCCTGTAGGCACTGTTGTTCGTGCTGTAATTAAATTAAAAGGTGGAACTACAGAATTACCAGAGTTCGGTCATGGTAATTGGTTTAAGGCTTCTGCATCATCAAAAGCAAAGTGGGCTGAAATTGAGTTCACGATTGTTGGTGGTCAGTATGATCGTAGAAAAGTTTGGGATAACATTTTTGTCGATGGAGATAAAATTGGTGAGAGTGGAATGCCAATGGCGAAAGAGATCGGTTTGCGAACCTTGAAAGCTATCATTGATAGTGCTTTCTCACTTGATCCGACAGATCAATCTGAAAATGCTCAGAGATCGAGACAGTTATCTGGTATTGCAGATTTGAATGGTAGAGAAATTTGTATGAAAGTTGGTATCAAAAAAGGCACCAACGGTTATGCAGATCAAAACAAAATGATGGTGGCATTAACACCTACCAACAAGGACTTTATTCCTAGTTCGGGTGGTGGTGGAGCGACAGTCGCACCACAAGCTGCACCACAGGCTCAAGCATCAACAAATTCCAACGTACCGACTTGGGCGCAATCATAATCCAACGGCAAGGTCATTCTCGTACCTAGTTGGAACACGAATGAGGGAGCGTGTGCCGTTTAACTCCCTCACCAATTATAAGAGGTTATAATGCTATTAAGACCATATCAAGAAGTGGCGATTAGTGATGCTAGTAAAGCACTTGATAAGAATAAAAACACAATCGTAGTTGCTCCCACAGGAGCAGGGAAAACAATTATGCTATCGGCATTGGTTGGCAGTAGACATAAGAAAAATAAAAGCGTGTTGATCTTACAGCATAGAGATGAATTAGTTGCACAAAACAATGTAAAGTTTGGGAAGGTTAACCCGAACATTTCTACGTCAATTGTAGATGGCTCTCAAAAAAATTGGAATGGTGATGTTGTGTTCTCTATGGTGCAAACGCTATCAAGAGAAAACAATCTATCAACAATGCGTCCTATTGATATGCTTGTGATTGATGAAAGTCATCATGCTGCAGCAGAAAGTTACAAAAAAGTTATTCATAAAGTTCGTAATGACAATCCACAATCAGAAATCGTGGGTTTTACGGCTACACCTAATCGTGGCGATAAAAAGGGGTTACGAGATGTATTTGATAATTGTTCACATCAAATTGAAGTAGCCACACTTATTAGAGAAGGTTTTCTTGTACCACCAAAAGCATTTGTTATTGATGTTGGTGTTCAAGAAGAATTGCGTAATGTCAGAAAGACTGTAGATGATTTTGATATGTCCGAAGTTGAGGGCATTATGAACACGACAGTTATTAATGAGCGTGTTGTGTATGAATGGAAGAAAAAAGCAAGTGATCGTAAAACAATCGTGTTTTGTTCGACAGTTCGACACGCACAGGATTTGGTCGAAGAGTTTAAAAGGTCTGGAGTTGTAGCAGAGATTGTAACAGGTGAAACACCAAAAGAAGAACGTAAGCAAATCTTAGAAGATTTAGAGTATGGAGACATTCAAGTTGTTGTCAACGTGGCGGTATTAACAGAGGGGTTTGATGCTCCTCCTGTGTCCTGTATCGTACTTACAAGACCATGTTCATATAAATCTACAATGGTTCAAATGATTGGTCGTGGGCTACGCACGATTGATCCAGAGATTTATCCAAACATGATTAAAAAAGACTGTATCGTACTTGATTTTGGCTCGTCTATTCTTACGCACGGTTCTATTGATGATCGTGTTGATTTAGACGGATCAGAGAAGTTAAAAGAAGGTCAAGGACCAGAAAAGTCATGTCCAGAGTGTCACGCTATTGTGCCACTTAGTTCCAGAGAATGTCCTTTTTGTGGGTTTGTATTTGGTTCTAACAAAGAGGTTACAGAAATCAGTAACTTTATGATGACTGAAGTAGAATTGCTTGAACATAGTCCGTTTCGTTGGATTGATATGACAGGCAACGGTAAAATGATGATGGCATCTGGTTTTAACGGATTTGGAATTATAGCGACTTTCGGAGAAAACTCAATTGGAATTGTAAAGAAAAAAAACGCTAGAGTTAGAACTGTTGCAATTGGAACAAAAGAACAGGCTATTGCTGCGTCAGATGATTTTCTAAGAGAGATTGAAAGCACAGACGCTGCTAATAAAACTAAACGGTGGTTGAATGAACCTTTGTCTGAAAAGCAGAGGGATCATCTTGAAAGACAGGGAATGAGAGTTAGTCAGTTTGATTTTTCTTTTAATAGATACAAAGGTGCCTGTTGGTTAAATTATCTGTGGAACAAAAGCATTATTGATAACGTAGTAGAAACGAATGGATATAAGTATGCAGCGTAATGACATTTTAGATAAAGCAAAAGAGTTGATAAACGGTCACAGAGCCAAAAGTTATGGTGATGCTTATATTAATCATAAACGCATTGCTGAGTTATGGTCTGTTATTTTAGAAAAAGAAATTAGTGTACCTCAAGTATATCAGTGTATGATAGCTGTTAAGTTAAGTCGTTTAATTGAAACGCCAGATCACGAAGACAGTGCTATAGATATTTGTGGTTACGGTGCTTTGCTTGGGGAAGAACATAATGGAAACCGTTGAAATTAAAATACAGATGACTGTTGCTCATGGAATTAAAATTGAAGAACATGAGTATAAATCTGTTATGAAAATGAAAAAAGTTAATGAAAAAAATATTAAGAGAATTGTTTCTAAAATTTTAGATCAGGAAATGGAAGAAATTGGAGGAACTTATTTGTGTTCAAAAGTTTATGTGCAAGTTAATAGCGAACCATATTTAAAGTTGGCTATAATTAATGATGAGTTTAAAGAAGGTGAAAATGAAACGTATCATTGATAATGATATTGTTAAGGAAATATTAAGAGTTTTTAAAGGGGCAAAAATAGTTAGAGTGGGAGACACTATCATGGACGAAGAAATAAAAATTGAAAAAGCAGAGCCTATTATGGCTTTTGCGAATGCTTGTAAAAATATTGGTTGGGAAACACAGTTAAAAGATTTAACAACAGAACAAGTTGAGGGATTGTTATTTATCATACAGGAAGCAAAGGATATAAAAAATGCAGGAAACCTTGGTCGATTGGAATCAGCTTACATTAAGTGGTCAGGCGGTCAGTTCCCTCCGACCTCAGGTGTTCCGTTCTGACAAAATAAAAGAAATATCTGATGTTATTGATAAATCAATTGTTGATAACAATAAAAAAAGAGAGCGAAGAAAATATCTCGGTGGTTCTTCTTTGGGTGAAGAATGCTCACGCAAAATACAATATCGTTTTATGGGTACAGAACCTGATCGGGAGAAAGAATTTAATGCTAAGACATTGCGTATCTTTCAATTTGGACATGACATTGAGGAAATGAAGGCAGAGTGGATAAAACAATCAGGGTTTGATTTACGCACGGTAGACAAACAAGGCGAACAATTTGGGTTCTCTATAGCTGATGACCAGATACGAGGACATATCGATGGGGTGATATGCGATGGTCCTGTAGAATTAGAATATCCAATGCTTTGGGAGTGCAAATCAGCAAACGATAAGAAGTTTAAGGAATTTGTTCGGGTTGGTGTTGCCAAAGCCAATCCAACGTATGCAGCGCAAATAGCTGTGTATCAAGCTTACATGGATTTGCATGAAAACCCAGCACTTCTTACGGTTATGAATAAAAATACTTGTGAAATATATTATGAGTTGGTGCCTTTTGATAAAGCGTTAGCACAAAAGATTAGTGATAAAGGCGTTCAAATCTTGACTGCAACGAAAGCATCTGAGATGCTACCAAGAATTGCTCATAATAGAGATTATTACAGTTGTAAATGGTGTGAGTTTAATAACACTTGTTGGGAGGATTAAAAAAAGGGTGAAAGCGTTAACTTTCACCCGAAGTAATTAAAGGTTACAGGGAACAACATAATGCGTATTTTATCATTTGACAATACTAAATCTAGTATTTCTGCAATAGATTTAGTCGAAGAAATTAGCAGAAAAGTACCAGCTTCAGTGCAAATTGACATATTAAAAGAAACATATCCGAATGGTCGTATTCGGGGGAATCAGTTTGTGCTTGGATCATTGTA